AAAGTTTCTGAAACTAGTAAGACAGCCTTGTCTTTATATTCTTATAAAAATAGACAAAGTAGACCGCGAGTTAAACAAAACATATTACAACCAGAACAAACCAAGGATCAAAATCATTGTGTTGTTCATGATGACAAAGATTACGTTTAATGAGTGATGAGGTTATAAAAGAAAAGTTAGATAACTTAGAGGATAATGTTATGCATAAATTGCGTAACAATGAAAATCAATTAAAGTTTATTTATGATGATATAAAAGACTTACAAGCTAAAATTAAATACTTTGTGATGGGTGCTTTAGCTTTGTATGGATTAACACAAGGTGGATTAATAGAATTCATTAAAGGATTAATTTAATGAAAATAAGCACTGAATCAAACATCGGGTTACCGTTAAAGAATTTATTAGGTTTAATTACAGCTATTGTTGTAGGTGCATGGTTTGCATTTACCGTGATTGAAAGACTCAATAATTTAGAAACAAGAAATAAATTATTTGAAAAAGATTTACTAGAAGCAAGTGTTCAAAAACCTGTAGACCAGGAACAATTCATGCTCCTGGAATGGCAGGCTAAACAAATAGAAAAAATGCAAAAACAATTAGAGGACAATGTACATACAGGTGTGATGTTAAATCAACACACAAAAGAAATTGAAAAAATTAAAAAAGATGTAGAAAGATTAAAAGATGCTACACGTGATATTAAATTTGCAAATGGTAATGGTAAGCACTAATGACTAAAATAGTTATTGCATTATGTTTGTTTATTAATGGTGAACTTAAAGAACATCGTGTGCAAGAATCTATGTCTGATTGTTTAAAAGGTAAAAGAATTGCTACAAGAAACAGTGACATGAATAATAAACAATTTGTTTGTGGTGAAGTTAAAGCTATCATGGAAAAAAATGTAGATGGTAGCGAAAGTATTAAAAAAATTATTATAGAAAGTAAATAATGAATGCTGGTGTATTTCAAGAGTATGATTATAATAATGAATACGCTGAATGTGAATGGCGGCAATGAAAAATTTTGTTGCAAAATATTTAAACAAATTCAATAAACCTAAAACAATAAAACCTAAAAAGGGAAAAGGAAGCTACTCAAGAAATGTATTTAAACGCAAACATACCAGTCATTGAGTGTTATGTTAGAGGTAACTTTTTAAGAAATCAAAAAGATTCTCACGATAAATATTTTGAGTGTGCTATATTTGGATTTAGTTCAATACCAAATCAAGTGCCTTTGTTTCATTTTCTTATGGAAGATGGAGGCATATGGTGGAGAGCACCTATATCTGCATTTTGTAAAAAACCTAATGTAGAAGAATTACCACTTAATGAATTAGTTATGTGGGATAGCTTTAGTTATAATGTAGGAGTTACTACATTCTATGAACTTGCAGGTTGTAAAATGCAATACATATCAAGACGTAAAGTAAAAAGAAAAGGAACATATCTATTTACAATTGATTGGTGTGGTGGAGATTACAACGAATTAAACTTTGGTTATTCTGAAAAACCAGACCAGCATAAATGTGGGCATGTTATTGAATTAGATGATGGTAACTATGCAATACAACCTAATAATAGATTAAGAGTATTTGATGCATCTATGGGTACTGATTTAGATAAGCCACCTATTATTCACAGATTAGTTAGTGATAGAAGATGGTCAGTTGAAACAAGTTCTAAATGGATAACTGATGAGCATGAAGAAGGCAGCTATGACTACAACTTTAAGGAGTTAAAGAATGAGTAAAAAAAGTACAGTCAATAAAGCAGGTAATTACACAAAACCTGGTTTAAGAAAAAGAATATTTAATAGAATAAAATCACAGGCATCACATGGTACAGGTGCAGGTCAATGGAGTGCAAGAAAAGCACAAGCTTTAGCTAAAGCATATAAGAAAGCAGGTGGTGGTTACAAATCATGAAGGATAGCTTACTTGTACATAAGCATTTAATTATTCGTGCAGAGGCAATGAAGCCTCCTATGGAAGAAGATAAGAGCTGTGAATGGTTATCTGAATTTATAAAGTTTATAGATATGAAACCATTAGTAGGTCCTTTTGCAAAGTATTTAAATATACCAGGAAATAGAGGATTAACAATAGCTGCAATTATAGAAACATCACATATTGTTGTACACATATGGGATGAACCCGTACCTGCATTAATACAAATGGATGTATATTCTTGTGGTGAATTTGATCCTGTACAAGTATGTGAAAAGATTAAAAAAGATTTTGATATAACTAAAATAGAATATAAATTTTTAAATAGAGAAACAGGATTATTAGATATTAAATGAGTATAACCCATTACCCACATTTATGTGTTGTAGAAAATAATGTTATAGGTACACAGACTAGTACTGTGTATGATGCATTTGGAAGATTAAGAGTTTCTAATCCTTTAACCATATTTGATTCTTCAAATGTTATGTCAAAGAATAATTTGTTTGATGAATCAACTAGTGGTTCTGGAAGTGTAACCTATACTGCAAATACTTCAACAGTAAATTTAAACTGTACAGAAGCAAGTGGTGATAAAGTTATAAGACAATCTAAAAGAGTGATGTCTTATCAACCTGGTAAATCATTACTAATACTTAATACATTTGTTATGAATGCTCAAACAGAAAATCTTGAGCAAAGAGTTGGAACCTTTGATGCTAATAATGGAATCTTCTTTGAAGACACAGGAACAGGTTATCAAATTGTTAGACGTACTTATACTTCAGGTTCAGCTGTAGATAATAATATTACTCAATCATCTTGGAATGGTGATAAGTTAAATGGCACAGGTGAATCTGGATATACACTAGACCCAACTAAAGCAACTATTATGTTTACAGATTATGAATGGTTAGGAATGGGGTCAGTTAGAGTCGGGTTTGTTATTGATGGAAAGTTTATTCTTGCTCATACATTTTTAAATTCAAATAATCTATCTACAGTTTACATGCAAACAGCAAACTTACCTATACGATATGAGATAGAAGTTACATCAGTATTAACTGCAGGTACATATACATTACAGCAAGTATGTTCAACCGCCATGATTGAAGGTGGGTATGCTCCAGGTGGATTAAGACAATCTATTGGTACAGCGTCATTAGGTGGAGTTAATTTAACAACTGCTGGTACATTTTATAATTTAGCAACGATTAGAATTAAATCAGCAAGACCTTATGCTGTTATTGTACCTATTGATGTTTCAGCTTCAGCTATTTCTAATTCTGATTTTGAAGTAAAGCTAATAAGAAATGCAACACCCTCTACTGCATTTTCATACACAAGTTATTCTGATAATGTAGAATATGATTTAACAGGAACTAAAACTATTACAGGTGGAACAGTTGTAGGTCAAGCTTATTTATCTGGTAAAGGTGCTAATAGTTTACAGTTTGCTCAAGATGGTTTTAACTTTGATTATCAGTTAGGACAAACAATAAGTGGTACTTCTGATACATTAACACTATGTGCTAAAGGTGCATCCAATGGTGATGACATTTGTGGTACATTAAAATGGGTTGATTTAACATGATAGTAACTAAAAAAAGAACAGTTGGATTAGTATTAACAACAGGCAATCAAGATATTTATACTGTACCTGCAAATCATGAATCTAATATTAAAAGTATATTCATAAGTAATCTTACAGGTAGTACAGTTACATTTAGTTTAGATTGGTATGATAGTGAAAACACTACATATCACACTATAGCAGAGGCAACAACATTGAAAGCAAATGCTCTCATTCAAATTACAGAAGGATTCTGGTTACATAAAGCTGATAAGATACGTGGATTAGCTAGTGCTAACACTTCTGTGCAAATTAGTATTAATGTTGAAGAAGAGTATGTACCTAAACAATTTAACTAGGAGATCATATGGGTCTAGCTAAAAGTCAAAAAAGTTTAAAGGCATGGGGCAAACAAAAATGGAGAACAAAATCTGGGAAGAAATCAAGTGTTACTGGCGAGAGGTATTTACCAGAGAAAGCTATAAAAAACTTATCTGCTTCAGAGTATGCTGCGACAACACGTGCAAAAAGAAAAGGCAAAGCACAAGGCAAACAATTTGTAAAACAACCTAAAGGCGTAGCCAAAAAGGTTAAAAAATATAGGAGTGTATAATGTACGGAAAAACTAAAGGAAAAAAAGTAAAAGGCAATAGAAAAAAACTAGATGTAAACAAAGATGGCAAGCTTACTAAACAAGACTTTGCAATGTTAAGAGGTAAAAAGAAAAATGCTAAAAAAAATAAAAAATAAAATTTGTGAATTAATTTGTAAAACATTTGGAATTATACCATGTTTGTGCAAACATAATTGTGATTGTAAGAAAGGTAAAAAATAATGTCATCAAAACCTAAAGGTAAGAAGTCTCCAGCTTGGCAAAGAAAAGAAGGTAAGAATCCTTCTGGAGGTTTAAATGCTAAAGGTCGTGCATCTTATAATAGAGCAACAGGTGGTAATTTAAAAGCACCTAGTAAAAAGGTTGGCAATAAAAGGCGTGCTAGTTTTTGTGCTCGTATGAAAGGCATGAAGAAAAAATTGACTTCTGCTAAAACAGCTAGAGATCCTAACTCAAGAATCAATAAAGCATTGAGAGCATGGAATTGTTAATGACGTTTGGTGAAGATCCATTTAAGTTTAACAAATACTTTAAAGGAAATAAAAGTGATGCTATAAAATACTTTGTATTATTTTTAGTATTATGGTATATCTTATCTCACCACTAAAATAAAAAAGGGGAGCCCGAAGACTCCCCCCAAAGGCAACACATGACAGGCTCCTATTTAGGAGCCTTTTTTATTTGGAAACGAAGTTCTCTAGTTTTACCAGACCACCTCTTTCTCCAAATCCAGGAACTAAATCTTGCTAGTTTTCTTTCTAGCAAATCAATCACAGGATTATGCCAAAGCATAACTCTAAAATGATTGTAGTAATTTTTTAATATCGTCTTCAAGTTTTTTACCTGTTGAGTTACAATGATTGATAACTGCTGCACATAAATTTGCATGATAATTATATCCTTTTAATGCTTCTCGTATTTTACCTACAGGTTTTCCACCATAGTCTAATACGATTTGGTTGTCTTCACTAATTCCAATCTTAAGTTCAAATAACAATCCAATATGTTTCTTAACTTCTTTTGGTAGTTTCTTTTTCTTTGTCATTCTCACTTTCTCCTTTAGATTGTTTTACAAACTCTTTACTTAATCTTGGGTCTAATGGTTCTAATGCTGCTAACATATTCATAAGCTTTACAACTTCTGCATATGGTCTACTCATTAAGTATCTCATTATTTCCTGTAGTTGATTTGATGTAATCAAAAATGTTCTATCCATTTATAATATTCCTCCCCTCCAATCTGTATATATTTCTGTTATATAATCTTTATTAGCTAAATAAGTATTAGGACTAGCCTTTCTATGAAATATATTACTACAATGTGTAATAGTTTCTTCTAGTGTCATACCTGATTCAATACAATTAGCCACTTCATCTTGCACCTCCATAACTGCTGTTTTTACTGCTCCCATGTTTGTACCTCCTTAATTAATTTATCTAAATACCAACTTGCTTTTTCTAAATCTTGCAATGGCTTTCCTTTGAATTTAAATCTGCCTACATACTTTAAAATATTTCCTTTTAAGTATCCAACAAATTCATCTGAAGTCATATAGTCTTGTATAACCTCAATTGTTTCTCTCTTACCCTGCTTATAGTGTTTAGGAGAGTTCACTTCATCGTCTTTAAAAAAAGATGAGTTAACCATATAACCTCCTTACTTGATTGTAACTCATAGTTTCTAAATCATATTCACCATTAGATACATTATACTTTACAACAAGTCCACTCCACCATAAGTGTTGTGTTTCTTTTGCATAAGCTTCACTATGATTTAAATAACAACCTGCAGATAAAGCTTGTAGCTTTTTACCACTAGGTAATGTAGACATAGCATAATCAAATAAATGACAATGACCTACAGTTGCAGATACTTTATGTTTATTTAAAATAGTTCTAGCAATATTCTCACCTGATATAGCACGACCAGTAATACCTGAAGGCAAGTGATGAGTATAATACACACCATTAATAGTTACACCTTTTTTATAGGGTATCTCTTTCCAACCATACTTCTTATATTTTAACATAGATATACTTAATGTACCTTCAAGTTCAGGATTATCTTGTACGACTCTATCAATTCTATCTTCATGATTACCTAGTACCATAATCTTTTTAACTTTATGTTTACCTAATCCTTTATCAAATTGTTGAAGTGCATCTTCAGTATGCTCTACATCCTTTTTAAATCTTCTACCTTCAAATGATAACTTAGCTTTATCATATGAACATAGAGAATCAACACTACAAAAATCTCCCATACATATTACGTGTGTAGCATTAACATCTGCAGCAACTTTACCTGCCCACAGAAATCTATCATTGTTTACTTTAGGTGTACAATGAGGATCACCAATTATTAAATGTGTAGCCATTAGTTTATGTCCTTTGGTTTTTGTGGTTTATAATAATCAAAGAAGTCTATAACATTATCTTTGTCCTTTGTCAAATCTGCAGAAGATAAAAAGGGTTCATTTAAATCTTGTTCACCACTATCTAATTTTTGTTTATCTTCAGCAAATCCTTTTAATCCTAGTAAGTATGTTGCATGTGGATCTGTCACAGCTTGTTTAATCATACCTCTAGCCATAATTGAAATCATATCATCTTCTTCATATCCATATTCAGCATTGTCTCCAAATACAATACCACAAGTAAAGCCATTTTCCCATGGCATAATAACTATTTTTGTGGCACTATCTACATCACTTTTTTTCATCTTCGTCATGGTTGCTCCTACTTGTTGGTGGTATTACTGCCACTCGGTTTACATTTAATTTTAAAAAATGTTCTGCATCTACAATAGCTAATGGTCTTTTCTTATTCATCTTAATAAATACAAGCGGCTCTAAATCTCCATGAGCAGATGCCTGATCATAAGCTTTATAAATTCCTTTCCATGTTTCATTATTCTTACACTCAATATCATATGGAAAATATTTCTTACCTGTTTTAGATAACTTAATATCTGCACCAGTTTCTCCCATGATTGCAACTCTTACATCATCTTCGGTAAGGGCAAGAGATAAACCCCTTAAGTTATCTCTTACCCAATCCTGAAGTCTACGACCTTTAGCTTTCCGACTGCGTACTGTACTCATCGTCTTTCCTTGGGTTATTGACTTCAGTATACCAAACCCATTTAGGATTCTTTCCTTGTGACTGTTGCTGTGGTAACATCTTTAATTCTTTTCCCCAACATGGAATCTTATATGGACAAAAAGAACATACACTATTTAATACTCTATTACCTGTTTTCTTTCCTCTAAATGTTTCTTCAATATCTGGATAGCATCTTTTAAATTTTTCTTTTTTAGTTAAAGCTTTAGCGTTTGTTTGTGCAGTAGTTAATGCTTTAGTTCTGTATTCAGAATCTTCTACTGGAGTTTCACATATTGTCCACTCACCTGTAGATTTATTAATTACTATCCAACCACCAAAAGGAAGCTTCTCACTTTCAGCATACAAATATCCTTGTGGTATATATCCAAATGCATCATCTTCTGCTATAGCTTCAAAGCCACCATTCTCTCCAAACTTTTTATCAAACGAATATGGTGATGCACTTTTAATATCCCAAATCTTTTTATCTATCCTGACATCATACTCTCCTTCTATTTTACTCTTATCATATTTATAAGTAACTTTCTTATGTTTATCTTCTATATTTACTCCTGCAGATTTCATTACAAATATAGCTAATGCTTCAATTAAATCACCAAATGTGTTTCTCATTTTAGCATTATAAGGTTGTCCTTCACCTTTAATATTTTTAGATTCCATTTGTAACTGACATAATGGTCTACCAATATTACTCATTCGTATTTGAAATTTAGCTTTCCTCTCATCACTAAATTGTTTACGTAATGCATTCTTACAAGCTTCTCCAAATTCCTCTACGAGTTCATCAGATACCTCGACAGGTGCCTGTGACACCTTGTCGAGATATAATTGTACTTTGTGTAGGATATCGTTCATTAAGCTGATAACATTTCTGCTGGGTCTGGTAGATTATCATCTAGTTCATCTACGATTTCAGCAGACTTTGCATCCTCACCAGTATATTTCTTATCTTTTGCAGCCTTGAAGAGTTTTGCAACTTCATTATTTTCTGCAGCGATAGAATCTTTAAATACCTGTAAAGTTTCAACGTCTTCTTTAGACATATCTAAATTAGCATCTGCATCAGGATTAATTACAGGAACATAAAATACATTACTTCCTTTTTTCTGACGCTTACTTTCTAATTTAAATGTACAAGTAAACATTAGTTTATTTCTTTTCTTTAATGCCTCAATAGCATCTGATACAGGTTTAAAGCTGGTACCAGTTACTCTCCAAACTGCAGGGAAGTTTTCTACTTTCCTTTTGTTCCCTTCGGCATCAACACCATCAAATGATACTAAACCATATACTAGTCTGTAACATCTGATTTGTTTTTGTACAGCTAGTTCTTCTGCTGTTAAACTATCTCGTTCTTTGTATGGTACTTTATTACATTTAACACCGCCTTGAATATCAATAGCTTCCTCTTTCCAAGATGAAAAGATTACTGACCTATTTACATATTCAGATTTCTCTGGGTCATAGTGCATGTACTGCATACCAGATATAAATGGTCTTAATGTAACTGTTTTACCATAATAGTTTTTATTTGTTGAACTATCATATACAGTAAAACTTCCAATAGGTAATTGATTACCATTATCATCTTCAGGGTTACGATTGATAGTTAGTCTAGGAACTATGTTTTCATTATCGTAACCAGAATCCTGACCGATAGCTTTCATAATCTCCTCTTTAGACATACTTTTTAGATTAATGAGTTCTGACATAAGTAATTTCCTCCTTTAATGTCGATTGTTTATTTGTATATAACATAAAATTGACTCCTTGTCAATAGTTTATTTGTATGGTGGATAAATAAAATCTGTAATCCACATCAAAGCAATACCAATAGATAATACAAGTAGTAAACTATCTAACATATTTTAGGTTCTCCTTCAGTTGTAATAACCTCAAGGTTATCTGATTGTGCAAAGTATTTCATCTCCTCATAGTATGGGTGATTTGAATCTATTAACAATTTAGTTGGCTCTTCAAATTCACACTCATGCATAAGTACAGTATAGTCTAAATATGCACCATAGCTATCATCTTCAAAGTCATCTAATGTTTCTAATACTTCTACCATTATGCTACCTCCTCCATGTCTAACCAATTGTACCCTATTTTTAATTCAGAGTCAAGTGGTACGTTAAAATTAATTCCATAGTATTCCTTCATGGATGGAACTACAGAAGATGTACCCTGTTTAAATATATCACTCATCACATCTTTTTCACCAGGGTAAACATCAGCTACGATTGAATCGTGAACTGTATTGATAAGTAAACTCTTAACCTTTTGTTCTTTCATTAGTTTATGTATTTGTATACAAGCTAATGGTACAATATCTGCTGTTGCAAATCCTTGTACTGGATAGTTTTTAATTTGTGTGCCATAACTAGAACCACCCCAAGGCATTCGTTCTGCATATGGAAATGAATACTCTCTACCTGTAGGTAGTTTAACTCTTTTAAATTTAATTGCCTCGTTCTGTAATTTCTCATGCCATTCTGCTATCTGTTTATATTTTTTTAAGAATGCTGAATAATATTTTTTTTCATCTTCTGTACCTGTAACACCACCATACAAGGGTTTAAATGTATGTGCCTTCGCATCTTGCCTACTACAACCTATAATATCTGCAGTATACTGGTGCACATCTACATTGTTTTTTATATCTTCCATGCCCTGCTCATCTTGTGCTAGGAATACAGCAGTTCTAAATTCTAATTGTGAAAAGTCTATCTCCATAATTTGTCCACCTTCAAATCTAGATTTAATTACACCTCGTATAGGAAATGTTTTTGCTCTAGGTTGATTTTGAAAGTTTGGGTCACGACTTGATAATCTACCTGTAGATGTAACTGCTTGCATAAATTTAGGATGCAGTAATTGTTTTTCATTTGTATGTTCTTTAATACCATTAACAAATGTAGATAAATAGGTATCAATAGCATTATACCTCATAATGTTTTTAATGAATTGTTTGAGTTCACCACTAGACCTTGCACCTATTTTTTGTAATGTGATTCTATCAGTTTTAAATCCACCATCTGCCATGTCATATATACTTTTAACCTTTTGATTAAACCCTGCAACTTTGCCAAGACTGGAATAGGTTACACCTTCTCCATCACATTCAGAACATTTAGTATAGTTTTTATATTCACTTCCATCTTTTTTTAATTTTTTAATTACACCTTTACCTAAACAACTTACACATTGTGAAGAAGAAGTTTTATAAATGACTTCTGTGTTTTCTTTTATGTAATTTGTAATCTGTGATAAAGACATTTGTGGTCTTCTCTTTTTCTTTTTAGTTGTTTTATCTACACCAATATTAAATATAGACCTCCATCTTTCTTTGTCTTTAACTTTTCTAGAATAGATTAACCAAGATAATTGTTCTGTACTATTAGGATTAATCTTTGTATCTCCCATTTTATTATAAATAGTTTTTTCAATCTCTCCACGCAAGTATGCATATTCTGCTCTATATTGTTTCTCAACATTATGAAGTTCATTCATATCTACATGGATACCATTGCGTTCCATTTCAGTTAGCACTCCAGTAAATTCATTCATCATCTTAACTGTCTTAAGTAATCCTTTGTTCTTGTCCATTTTAAAGTCACCCATCTGTGCATCAAATAAACTTCTAGTAATTCTAACATCTTGCCTACCATATTCTTCTACAACAGTATGGGGTATGTTTTCAAATGATACACCTCTCTCTGTAAATTCTTTTATCTTATCATCTTTCATTCCTATTCTTCTTCGTTTACAAATAGAATCTAATGCAAGACTATTTTTAATACCTCGTAATAAAATGTATTCACCCAACATGGTATCATAAAGTCTGCCATTATAAGTGAATCCAGATTCTAATAACCAAGTTAAATCAAATTTAATATTATGTGCAACAAGTAATGTAGTTTCATCTAGTACCTCTTGTATTCTCGCAGCACCACCTTTGCTTATCTTTTCAGAATGATTTAAAAAATAATATTCCTCTCCATATTTAGAATGCATACCACAACTTACTAATACATTCTTTGGATTAAAAGGTAATGGGTCTATCCTACCTGAATCCTTATCTTTAATAAAAGAAGTTTCTAAATCTAATACTGTTATCATATTATTTCCTTTCTATAGTATTTCACTTGAATTTAATTTTTCCTGAATCTTGTAGCAATATTTTTTTAATAATGATATTTTAGTAAGACAAACTATTTTTTCATTTACATCTCCATTTCCAATTATAGTTCTAGATTTTACGTTATTTAATAACAAACATTCAAATATTTTTATAGGTCTTATCCATAGATATTCTTTACCAGTAAATATAATCCAATAATGTGCCGAAGTACACAATAGTGCAGATGGTTTATCAAACATAGATAACTCTATTACAATATTACCAGTTTCTTGACTTTTTAAATCATATTTAACCTCTATTTTAAAATTATTTTCTGGTATAAATATATCATATTTATTAAATTTACCATTAATTAAAACTGCACATGGATATTTTTTTTGTATATCTAGAAGAATTATATCTTCAATTTTTTTACCACGAATTAAATCCTTTTTAAAGTTTCTATACATTAATCAATATACCTACTTGTTTCTGGCTCAATGGCTACGATAGGGTCGCCATGGAATCCTGTTATTTTATTTTTACTAATACATAATGACCTATCCTTTGGTATAACCCGTGGGTCTATTTGTTTCTTACCTATACCAATAATTAAATCTGCTTCAGCAGCTTTTCCAGTTTTAGAATTTTCCATCATATCAAATGTTACATTGTGTTTATTATGTGCATCTGCTGATGCTTGTGATATTGCAATCACAGCACATTGATGTTTCTTTGCAATCTCTCTTGCACTTGTATAGACTGCTCTTAACTTCTCATCTGTTCTAGTAAATGTACCTTTAACATTTACCTTATCAAGCTGGTCAATCACAATAATATCTGGTTTATATTTTTCACAATGTGCATCTACATCATCCATTGACCAGTCTACGACATCTAACATTTTAATATTATCTTTTATCTCACTCCATAACTCATGTGATTCTTTTAAGTTATCTATAATTTCTTGTTTAGTATATCCTGTCCAACAATTGATGGCTCTCATCTGTGTACGAACTGCTGGCTCCTCATTGATAAACGCATGTATCTTTGCACCCTGTTGAGCAAAACCATTTTCATTTGCAACAAGACTAACCCAGAATGCAGTCTTACCTGTTTCTGGTCTAGCAAATACAATCATAAAATTTCCAGGACCAATTCCACCTACGTTTTCTTTTAGGACATTGATATTAAATTTCCATTTAGTTGTATCTTGTAATTGATTCAGAAGTTCTCCTATGTTATCGGTTACTGCATCTACTTCTTCAAGTTCTCTATGACTTTCAAAGTCTTCAATAATCTTTTTGATACTAGAAAAATTAGCAGGTGCACCATTATATATTTCAGTAGCTTCAACTGCGACCTTTTGTGCCACATCTCTTTCTCGTAGTATTCTAATTATATCTTCTGCTATTTGATTGTTAGGTTTTTCTGTTTCTCTTATGTCCTCAATCAATTCACTAATCGCAATCTTCATTGCTCTAGTTAATGCAGGATTGTATTTAGTTGTATGTAAAGAATATAAATCATCAAGACTTATATCCTGTTCATAGTCCTCGTGTGCTTTTTGTATAGTCGTAAACAAAGACCCATAGTTTCCATCAAATACAGATGAAGCTATGTGACCTTTATATTTATTATAAAACTCTTTGTCTAAAAGTAATTTAATTATTTGTTTTTCTATCACGTACACCACCTTCCAAAAATTTTACAAATCTTCTATATCGTTTTATCTTTTTCTTTTCTCTATGTAAAAGATAAGATACTTCCATAAATAACATTTTAAATCTATCTCTAGATTCTTTTAATGTATCTATCTGTTTGGTCAAATCTAATTCGCCTCTATCATCATACACCATAAAATACCCACGCAATCAAAACATAAATAGTAAATGCACCTATACCATATAGTGTAGCTATAAATAAACTATCATGATTTATTTTTTTTAATATAAAGTTTATAATTTTATTCATAAAATATACTCCTTATTTCATCTGTGTTGTAATACTTTAAATCATCTTCAAGTATCTTAACTTGAACATTATCAAATCCCCTATATCTTAATTTATTTGCTATGTCAAATGCCTTGGTTGTCGCATCTCTATCTAGTGCAACATAAATAGTTTTATATTGTTTTAAATATTTATCAAACATTTCATTATAACTTGTACCCATAAGTGCTACACCTGTAAGTACATTAGATACAGCACATGCACTTGCACAATCTTCTACAAGTACAGCGTCATCATACTCTCCACATTTGAATGGTACGTTTTTACTTCCATACATAAACCATTTAGGTTGTACATCTTTGGATAAACTTCTACCAACAGCACCTCGTGTATTATCATAGTCTTTAATCATAAAGACTACTCTATCCTGCCTGACATCATACTTAATGTCGGCTCTCCTCCATGTATAAGATTCCCAACAGTTATTTTTTTGTAAATATTTCATGGCTCTTTCATTTGAATAAACTGTTTTAAAATGTTCAGGTATATTAAACTTGTCGTCTTGGGTTACAGGTTCCGCATTAAATATTTTTTTAATGGTTGCCATAGACATGCGTTTTTTTTCTGTACCTTTAGCATCACATGATGCATGAAAGCAATGCCAACTTAATCTGCTGTCATCATTAGTTACACTCAATGTATTCTTATGATTACAGAATGGACAATCCAATCGCATTGTTGTATCTGGTGGTATCAAATACGAATGTAGTATTCTTAACTGTTCATTATAACTCAATTAAATAATCTCCCATGTAATTTGTTTTAATTCTTTTACTGTACCTGAAGGTTTAAATTCTATATCTAAAATTCTTTTAAGAACTTCCTCTCGTACAATTTTATTTGCTTCTTCTATTTTATTATCATCTAGCAATGCATCATGTGGTAATGTTCCAAATTCAACATCACCCATATGACCTAGTGCTATTACTCTTGCTTTTATTTTCATAATTATTCCTCTAGCATAAAATTAAAGATAAGTCAAGTTAAACCCCTCGCTTATCTAAATATTTTTCTCCATATTTTAACGCATGTTCATGTGCTTTTTCTGTTTCTAAATCACAGAAGTAATCAGCTAGACCTTGCTCTACATCTTCAGGTAAATCTGTAATAACTTCTGTTTTACCATCTGTCCATGATATTTCTAGATTCCAGCCCATTATTTTTAATGGCTCATTAGGTGCACTCATATGTCCTCCTTATCTGACATGACTTTTCCAGTAATGTCCTTTGATTATATTTTTATATGACTTCTTATGTTCATATTCAAGTATGCCATAAGATACCATACGCTTGATAGCCCTACTAATTTGGCTACCTTTTAATTCAGTTAGTTCTTCTCGTACTAACTTAATTAAAACTCTAGGTTTTAGTTTTTCTTTTTCTTTTATTAAATCTACAACAATAGGAAAGACAAGGTTATAGGTGTTAGGTCTTTTATCTTTATTATAATAATCAATAAAAGATTTAAACCATTTATTCCATGATTCCTTATCTTCCCATCTGGGTGCTGGCTCTCCTTCTACATATTTTACCACGAAGTTTCCTCATACATTTTATCAAATTGTTGCCACCAATCTTCCATAAAAGGATTATAACTATAATCAGATACAAGTTCATTATCCTCGTTACCAAAGATAACCCATGCCCAACCTTTCTTTTTACCTTCTGCATCATAGATGTGTATATAACTTTCATCACATGCTTCAGTGTGGTCTTTTATTTCTTTATAGTCTTTTGATTTAGTACAGGCATCTTCATCTCCATATGCACCATAGTCCACTGTTATAGAGCAACCTTTATCTAATGCATATTTAATTAAATTAAGATGTGCCTTACGCATTTCAACTGCTTGTTTTATTAGTGTTGTTTCCATATGTTATCCTTTCAGTTAGTGTTGTTCATATGAAATATTTTTGATAGACTTCTTCCAACATGACCTACAATCTCTACACTCTCCGTCTTGTTGCATTGCAGGACATGCCCTACCAATATGCTTTGTTCCTTTAACATGAACAGTTGATGTCCACTTCCAAAACTTCGGTGGCTTACCATTTACTTTAACAGCACTTGCTCTAATGATTAAGTTCTTGGGTAAAGAATCTATATCAACATTAGCTAGTGTACTGTATTCTCTTGTGGGTATCCAATGTTTTATATCAGGTGTATTCTTACATACCTGTATAATATTATTTAATACTTCAATGCTAGGTATATCTCCAGAATCAAACCACCTGTGATACTTTTTCTTTTTGGGTAAGTTCTTATATTTAAGTTTAATTAGCATAGTCATAGCGTCAACCCATTCAGGTATAGTCATAGCGTCATATCGTTTAGCATGTGATTTTAAAGTGCTAGGCATACGATAAAAACCTGAAAGTGCATAGCATTTATAACAGGTTGTACCTTTAATCTTGGCTAGCTTACTACCTACCTTACATTTAAAGGCAGAGATACCAAACGAATATGCAGGCATCTTGCTTGTATTAGATAGTGTACCTATCTTTTCTTCTAGTTCTTTAATAGTCATATGTATCCTCATCATTTAAGAAATTATAAAATCCATAATCATTTAATGAACCTCTATAACCTATTTTAGATAGTGCTGTTTGTAACCATTCAGCATCTTCACCTTCCCAATATTTTTCAAAGACTTCAATAAAACTATCTTTAAAACTGTTTGGTAATGGTGGGTAAAAATTACAATCAAGATGTAATTTTAATTGCATTGATTTATCTGTCATACTTCTTCTACCTCATCATCTGTAATGCTGTCGCATATGTAACTACAATCAATGTCATGTTTAAAAGTAAAGTATTTAACATTACCTTTTGAATCACATATTTCATTGCCTTCATCATCATATTTGACGAATGTAATTGTTGCTATTGAGTAACTCATGTGTGCTCCTTTGTTAGTGTTATATTACAACATAAAATCTGGTGCGTCAACTCCAGTATATCTTGCAAATCTTTTTTTCTCTCCAACATAATAGTTTCTATATGATTTAATATAGTTAGATACTTTGTATTCATCTGGCATACACAAGGGTGGTATTAAAAATTGTTTGTAATGAAACTTTGGCATAAGCTTATCTGATTTGTCTATAAGTTTTTTAAGTATGGTGCTTGTCTTGTGATGTTTGTTGTACCTGTATTGATACTCTCTACATAGATAGTTGAGTAGATGTAATGACCAAACATAATTACCTTTGCTTTCTCCTACCCATATGGTCATAGGGTGTTTAGGATATGCAGGTTTATATAACTCATCATCTTCTCCCATATACTTTTGATATGCAGTTGATAACATCTGACCTGTTTCTAATATCATTTTAACTACATGCTTATCACAATGATATGTAGCACAAATCTTTGGGTCTTTGTGTAAATGAAATATATTCATACTACATCCTTTCAAATAATTGTGTTAGTAATGCATATGGATTTGCATCTTTTAACTTACCCTCATTATACGCTGAATAAAACTTTGTGTAAAGTTCATCCAGATAGTTTTCTTCTACACCTGCAACATTACCCCAGTAATAATAATTACCACACCCTATCCATTGTTTAGCATCACGAATAATGTTTTGTTTAGGTGTTGAACTATCAGTTACTGAATGTCCTACTGAATCTAACCAACCACGAATAATAATATTCCTAGCTAGTTTCTCCATAGGTTGTAGATGTTTTACTTGCTTTGATGTTTTTATCATATTTTAATTTTCCTTGCTGTTTCATCAGCATATGGTTTGCACAATAGTAATGTTCATAGTCATAACAATCTGCTTTAGTATTACAAACATAACATACTGTGTCAATCTGACCTATTGTTGTTACCTTCATTTTATGATATACTCTTTCTGCCACCACAGGGGAGCCTTATATATATACATGCTATATAGTTTTAATATATATCCCTAAAGAATTTTGTCCAGTCTTTACTTCAGATTTACTTACAGGATATTCCAGTTTAGATAAATACTTCATTGCACCTCGTACTGATTTAAAGTATTTAGTTTTACCATTTGTATCTTGTATGTAGTCCTCTCCTTTAGATTTATCTCTCATGTCTACTGGTTTTGCTACTACATACTTTCTTCTTCTACCTTTGTAGTCTTTAATCAGTCCTTGTGTCATCTTTCTTCTCCTTTTTAATATTGTTTGGTGTTAGTTCAAAGTAAGTAATACCATCTTCTGTTTCTTTGGTAGCACCCATATCTTCAAACCATTTCTCTAATTCTTTTACTGATTTTATTTTATCCATTAGTTTCTTCTCCTTGTTGTTGATTATCATAATATGTTTTTAATCCTGCATTAACTCTAGTTGTATATTCTCTAAACCATTCAGAAGAATACATACCACCATAATTTTCTCCAAGTTGTCTTGATACTGCTCTTGCAATATCACTTCTTATTTCCCAGTAACCTGCGGAATCTTGGGGTCTAGTTTGTGATACAGTTATTCTACCAATGTAGTCTATACATCTATCTCCATATTCTGCAAACCAATCATTCTGACATTGAAGTGTGCAGAAGTTATCATTATAACCTAGATTAGTTCTTTTTCTATTCATATAGACTCTCTCTCCATTAACTGTGCGAAGTCTATCTGTTGAACTGTATAAATAACAGCTTGGGTTTTGACAAAATTTCATTGTGTTTCCTTTCTATAAGTTAAAGGGGTACTACTATAACATAGTACCCCTGATTTGTCTAGTTCACAGATTGTCGCTGTGCTTTAAAGCTAGCTATCATCTGGGCTTTAACATCTTCTTGCTCATCTCCATCATCTAATAATGAAGCTAGATTATCTGGTGAGTACACCGATAATGCCATAGAAGATTCGCCATGTATTTGGCTTTCATTGATAGGGCAATTAATATTCTCACAAGCTTTTTGAATCTCATCAAAATACTTGTAGCTTTTAAATGCGTTCTCAACGATACTCGTTTTATTATCAAGCCATTCAACATAAGCTTGATGTGTCTTAACCACATTACTCCTTGCAATTTGCCAAGTGTTTAATGACTCGTATGTTTTGTCATCAACTAGGAAATTACGAGAGCCACAATAAGACCTACCAATAACTTCTATCTGGTATTTTTCTGTCCATGCGTTAACATAGTTATCTTTCTTATCACTATTCATGCCATATCTATTTTTACCTAGATACTCATCATTAGCGTCTTGATGTTTAGTCCAATGTGGATTTCTATCCTTTTTATTATTCTCCATTTGAGCATTAATATCAGGATTTAATCCATTAGCTTTTAACTCATCACGATAGTACGCATAAGCAAAGTCGCTACCACTATGACCCTCAACACTACCATACAAAGTAAAATCGTAATGCTTTGATTCTACTTTTCTAGTAGGTTGGTCATTGTAATCAGTCGTATCGATTTCATGTCCTATATAAAAACATGCATCTTTAACGACCTGACCACCATTGGAATTGTATTTAGCAACCATTCGATTGATTGTATCTACATCTTCCTGCGGTTGATAACCTCTAATGATACCCGTGATTTGCTTGTGGACATGTGGGGTTATGTCATCATACAAAGACTTTGCGTCTTGTATGGCTATTTTTTGAAAAGAGTTTTTACTTTCGTAAAAATCCTTAACAATGCTTACAGCTTTCTTACGCATATCTGCGTTAAGGCGTAAGCGTTTTACTTTTGTTGTCATATGACTCCTTCTTTTTTAAGTTTGCCTTAAAGTAAAAAGGCACTACCTGAATTAACAGATAGTGCCTCTAATATATATCAATATATATGATGTGTCAAATCAACGCATGTTACTTGACCTTCATCAAACTTTTTAACTCACTAAATTTTACTTTCTCAAACATGGTAACATTGAGATTATCAGATAAGCTATTGATTTTAAATAGTTTTTTACCAATAGCAAACCATTTTAGTGTAGCATAATTTATGTTACGATAAGATTTTTTTCCTAAATCAAATGCACATAAATATTGTTTTGGATTTGTGGTTTGACCTTTACCTTTTAACTTGGTGTAAGTTCCATTATCATTTTGAAACTTTGACCTTGCTATCTTGTCAAACTTTCCGACACGATACTCTCCATTTTTTTTAATGAAACCAACTCTAAACTTTTTAGATTTAGTTGTGTGTATCATGTTAGATATAAATGTAGGTAAATCTCCTACGACTATTGCCTTTTGCATTTAACCTCCTTTGTTAGAAATAAAAAAGGCGTACCTAAATTAATAGATACGCCTTCAGTATACTTCAAAGAGAGGTATATGTCAAATTACTTGAACATATTTTTATTATCTTCTTCTATTTCTTTTTCTACTTTTTTTATTTCTTCATTAAGAAATATTCTTAC